CCTTGGAGTTTGTAAACGCCGGTTATCGCCGCATTCAGTTGTTGGTAGGTAACTGGCTGTAAAGAACTGGTGGCGTCGGCATTTAAAATTAAGCTGCCGCTCATCGTACCGCCAGCCAATGGTAATCTAGCAGCTAGGTCGCTAGTTAGATTCGTAATCTGCGATTCAGGTAAAACGTCTACATTGTACGCCGGTATTGGCCCTGCAGACGCTATGCTGCATGCCAGTAGAAAGTATAGAAAATATTTTTTCATGTTCGTCTCTTTACTGGTTCTGACACACACCCGCTACGTTAACGGTATAGCCCACGCTGTCTGTGGACACAATCCAATTTAAATTAATGCCGTTATTTCCTGATTGACTTTCAGCACCAACAACCGTGCCATCTCCGATAGCCGCGCCGGATGTCCTGTGAATCGTACCCACGCCGGAAGCTTCCCCTGAAGCATTAAAATTAGGATCGACTGGACAAGAAACTCGAACAACCCCAGTTGTAGCGGTTGCGGTAAAAGTAACCTCGGCGTTAATCGATTGCGTCGAACCAACGTTTGCATCGTTATACTGATAGAATGCTTTTACTGATGCAGGCGAGCTACAACCACTCACGCAAGTTACAGTCGGTGCATATGACCCGGATCGCTGATTGCCTATGTTCGGCGCGGTAATCGGCCAGGGTGAGCTAACTTCTTGCGCGTTTCCATCAATAAGCAATCCCCCTAAATTAGCACCGGCGCTCTTTACGAGAAATAGTAATCTTGCGCTCTCTGCGCCCTCGGTTGCAACAGGCGCAGAGGCTTGAATCCGAGCAAATTGTGTGTAGTTAGAAGATGAATTAGGCCCTCGGAATCCGTAGCCCCAATTACCATCGCTATTCGCTATATTATTGACAGCCTCGAAAACAAGTTTTGTTGAGTCTGTTGTGGTGGCGAATGCAGCAATAGGGTTTAAATTATCAGCGGTTAAGAAAATTGACCCCTGAGCTGTGGGGGTGCCGTTATCGTAGGAATTTTGAAGATCACCGCCCAATGACCCAGAAACCCAGGAAGTACCGTTATATAAACTCGGTTTATGCGTATCCGTATTGTAAACAGTTAGCCCTTCTGCAGGAGAGCTGATTGCGTCTCTTTGCGCGCCCGTCATTGATGGATACGGTCTCGAGCCTTTAGCAGTTGATCCAATATCAAAAACAGAAGAAGCAGTGCCTGCGGACCCGATGTTAACCACCCCGGCAAATGTAGCTATCCCTGTTGCCCCGGAGCCCTGTTTAATTGTTAACTGTGCTTGGCCGTTAGGTTGGTCTCGGATGGTGTAATCAGTGTTACTAGTTAGTAACCCTGCGCGCCATATCGCAAACCCCCCCGCGTCGTATTCAACAGCCGCAGAATTAGTACCAGTACGATTGATGTTTACAATTGCGTCCCCACCATACGATTGGGCTAAAATGAAGGATGAGCTAAGGTTACCAATTCGAAACAACTCAGCTGCAGGATTCCATGCAAAAACGTTACTAGATACTTTTGTTGATTGAGCCCCGCTAGTACCACTCACCCACAGTGGATACATCACAGCATTTGTATCGTTGTCATTCGTAACGTTTACACTACCCAAATCGCTCAATGTGGCCACAGTGCCGGAGGTCGGTAGCGTGAGATTCGTTAACGCCGATAAGTTAAAAGTTAAACCGAACCCTCCGACGGTGTTAAACGCACCGGAGGTATTTAAGTTCCCCCCGACGGTTATCGTTCTGTTACCGTTATTCACCCCGGTACAGCCTACGCTTCCCAGGCATGGGTTATCCGCCGCAAAAATACTAGATGATAAAAACAATAGTAATAAAAGTAATTTTTTCATAGTTCTTCCTCTAGCTCGGCAGCGCTTGAATAACATAGTCTAATGAGATACTTACCCGGTAAGTTTGAATGCCTACCGCATTTTTAATTCCGATATGGATCGAACCGTCGATATTACTGTCCATGTCCCCGGGAACACCATCCGCTGCGCTCGGGTTTACCGTGAATTTAACATTGCCCCCGCCGTCGATAACTGCCCCCACTCCCGTGATGGAATTAGCTAATGCTGCGGGAAGAGGAACGCTAACAACTGCAGGTGATGTGTTTGTAGTCACAGTGAAATTCAATTTCATCGACACTACCGCCCCCACCGCGATGTTAGGCGCGATGAACGACGATTGTAGCCCCGTAGCGGAATCTACCCCCGACACCGCGGCTACGGTGGGTGTATACACCCCATTCGTTCCGAAAGCCGCTAATTTATTGATCTGAATGTTGCGGTCGCCTACGGGGCGTGAAGGACGGTACCCGACGATAAAATCTTCACTGGTGATCGTGGGGGCGTTATAGAATTGACTAAACTTTTCTTGTGCCATGGTTTTTAATCCGATAGGAGTGGGACGCCGCTTTCTGAAATTATTTGGGTGGTGCCATCTTCCTTAACTAGAAATTTTTTTTCAGGCGGCGGAAGGTTACGGACTTTAACCGGTGATAGAAGCAGCAATAATCTGATCGCTGCGTTCATGTTATACATTATTTGCGCCTTGAATTATAGGCTGAAAATGCGCAGTAAAAATTTGATCCCCGCTAACCGGCGCATTCATCTTGAGTCGTATCAATACGACGGAAGCGAACCAGTACGCCGGAAATGCGATGGACTGAAGACCGCCCGCAACAGGAACAAGCGGAGCTGCGGTATCCACACCATCAGTTAAAGAAAATGGGTACTGGGTAGTGTCTATCGCGCCGTTTACAAAGTTCTGTGTGATGAATGACATATTCCCCGCCGGGAATCCTGCGGGTAAGGAGACGCGCATTAATGTTGCTGCACCTTGAAAATTCGGCAATGCAGCGCAATTAATTAAATTCGATACGGAAGCCCCGTTCAAGATAGTTACGGGAACATCAACTAAAACATCTTTATAAACTGTAGCCATGACTCACCTTTAGTATTTGATCTGGAAGAATACAACAGCGGACGGCTGCATGACATTGAACGGGGTGCTACTACCGGTAGATCCTGTCGTACCCGAAGACCCGGTTACTACTGTACCCGAGCCTAAACCTGTCCCGGTCGGGAACACTTCTACTCCGTGGGTGTGTGCCGCGAGCTCCGGTATTGTTTGAGTGTGTAGCTCTTCGCCGCCCGTATCTCCGACCGCTGTGCCTACTAGCGGGGATAGCTGATTCCCTCCTGATCCGATTAGAGTTGATCGGGCGAGTAGTGGGACGTTAAATGTAGTTACGCCGTCACCCGCACCCCAAGCAATCCCGATCTTAGCAAATAGCTGGCTATAGGCTGTTCGACTAACTGCAGTACCATCGCATGCTAGATACCCCGCATCTGCGACGGTTCCGCCGGATGCTGAGATTGTACCCGGCGGAACGGTAGCCGCATTACCGCTTACAGTAAAGAGCTGGTAGTTAGTACCGTCGAATGCAACCGTGTAAAGCCCCCCGATGACAAATGCTCCTCCATCTAGAGGGACAACGCCCGAAGCCGAAGGGGTGGTCACACTTACGGGGCTACCCGTACCAAGAGCGAGGGTAACCGGGCCGGTGTTTGGTGCGGTCGCTAAAAATTCGATCTTATCGCCAGGCAATAGATTTTGATAAGTTAATGTTGGGTTAATCGTGATCGCGTTGCCGGTGCCTGTCGCTGTTGCAAAAATATACAGCGGCGCACGCTGCCATCTTCCGTCGTCATCCGGATCCACGTTCCCTGTGGGTAAACTGGTATTCGCATTAGTGTTCGACATGAATCGGCGCGGGCCATTCATTAAGTCGTCGTAAATTGCGCTAGCATTGAAGGTGTACGGAAAGGCAGTCCCACCATTGTCTGTTGTCGTAATAAAACGAAAACATCCGAATTGTTGGTATTGTTGAACCGCAAGCGTTGTCTCGTAATAAAGCTCGTTACTTTGTAAACGTGGGACAGGTTTTGCTGCTGGGTCTGTTAGCAGATTTTTCGAGTAATCTGGGCCGAAACCTTCCGTATAGCTGACAGCTCCGCTCACTTGAGAAGCGTCGGGGATTACGGTTCTTTGGCCGCCTGAAGCGAAGGGGGTGATAAAATATTTAACTGTCATTCTAAAAAGCTCCCGTTGTCGAAATTCTGATAAAAGCTATCGTCAAAGCCAAAAGTCTCACGAGTCGCATCAATATAATGCAATAGTACCCCGGCAGGCCGTGGTAGTAAATCGTAAGTTATCAAAGCTGCTAGTAAGTCTTGACTGGGCGAAAATAAATATACATACACCATTGTCATATCTAGACCGTCTAATGCGTATATGGATCCTAGATCTATAAATGCGAAGGCTAGAAATTCATTTATCTCAGGGATCGCCCCCCGCGTAATTAGCTGAAAATAACGTAATTTTAAGACCAAACGTTTCTCTTCGAGGGTTAGGACAATACCGCCGGAGGGATTTGCGAACGTACCGTTATCATAATTTTGATACCCGATATCGTCGAAGCCCCAAATTGGTTTGTCATCGGGCTCCGGGTTTGGTGCTATAAATAGCGGCAGTCCGAGAATAATTGACCACACTGCTAAACCAAAATCATTAGCCGTTTGTAAGTTAAAAACGTCCGTGTACCAACTCTCCCAAAATTGCGTTTGGTTAGTGATCAGCCAGTTTTGTTTGGCGGTAAGTAACGAGAGCATTGCGGGTGCGTCATCATACTCCCATATCAGATTGCGGAGAATGTTAACTGAATAGTCAAATTTCTCTATGTTCATTCGACGATCACCGTAATTGAACCAGCATCGATAGTTGGTATTTCAAAAATTTCGATGAACAATTCTGTCGTCTCATAGCTGATAGAGTCCGCATATGAAACTTCTAATTTTTTAACAAAAATCGTAGGCGTTTGACACGTAATCGCTCCGGCGAGTTCAAAGGGCGATACTTGAGCGCCCGTAACGAACCCGGGTTCATTGTTAAGTAACCCATCCGCGTACGCTAGAATATCTGCTGTTACTGATCCTACAGGATCCGCTGCGCTTATATCGGCGCTGATTGTCACGCGGGCAAGTACGGGTACGGGAGTTGGTCGATCGAAAAGTACATCAATGATTTGGCCGCTGAAGGGATTAGTCGTGGGGACGGTTACATCTCCGTTGTATGCGCACCCACCATTCTTTTTAATTGTTAGCGTGTTCGCGATGTCGGTATCGGAGCCCCCGTCGACACAAGCCCACATCGAATGAGGTACTAGCGTTACGTTTTGCTTAACTACAGTCATGCCCGTTGGGTTCTCTAAAAATTTCGCGCTACGTACGCCGAGGGTGGCATTTAGCCCGCTTAGAATCGCTTCGGCTAGCCCCTGCCCCTGTAGCGCGAGCGTATTTCTTCGGTAGATTCTAGTGGCTTCGTCGGTTTGCGTTGCTTGCCCGACCGTCGCGGCTTCAGTATTTGTGACGGTTTCAAGACCCAGGATGTCGGTAACGATGGTGGTGATAGTATTTTCTGCGGCGGTGATCGATCCGGCGGTAAGAGCCTGAACTGTGACTGTCGCATTACCATCACCATCTAATGTAACGATGGTTTCGGTTTGCCACTCGTTGCCGTTAACGTCTCTGAAGATAGTCCCCGCGGGTATCGGGGTTGTAGCCACACCGGCAAGAGCACACGGGGCAGTTGAAAATATCTGCGGGTTTCGTTCTGCGCCGGTGAGCGCCAAAATGGCGTCGAGGTAAACACCGCCCGCTAAATTCGGGTTTATTTGATTGGCTAGAGTAGCATTGTTACGTGCAATGGCATCCCGCGTTTCGGTCTCCGCTGCGATGAGAACACCCTGCGGCGTATCCGGTGTGACGATAAGATCCGCGCCGAGCGCAGCTTTATACTCGTTTTCTACTTCGACCAAAATATCCAGTGTGTCCGGGATGATCGTTCCGCTTAAAGTGATATACGCATAGCTAACTAATGACATTGAAGTTCCCCGATATTAATGTTTGCCCGTACACCGTTAAAATAGCCATCGTATAAGTTAATACCCCACCTGAAATAGTGGTAACTAAATTTAAAATTCGATCAACCCCCGAAACCGACGAAATAGCTTTTCGTAACGCCGCTTCGAATTGCGGGATATTGGGGTTGCCGTTCCAAATTGTCCGGAAATTAGGAATACCCAGGTTAGTATCGTAGATGCATTCCCCTTGCTGGCATTGAGCTATGGTAGTGCAAGCGTCACGTGTCGCCAGTATCCCTCGTCTGATAACCAAGTTGCCATCGGTTCCGATGAAGATATCATTATTTTCGTTAATACCTAGAGTCTGGGTCATGGCGGTATCGGTATCCCCTGCATAATTGTTCCGGCAGCTGTAATGTTAGCCCCGGTATTTAAGTCACCGTGGATAATCGTTCGCCCGGTAATCGTTAATGTTTCATTCATCGTAACTGGCCCGTCGAATTCAAAAGGCCCCGTTGCTTTTATCTTATCAGGAAATATAGCGATTCGGATAGAACCGTCCGCCGTTTGTAGCACAGCATTTTCCGCGTCTTCGCCGTTAATTGTGTAGTCACGCATAACGAGCGGTAAAAAGAAACTGCTCGAAAAATCTTTTATCCTATCGGTATTGGGCGGAGACTCATTACCTGACTGCATGAATAACGAAATGTCCCTATCACAGGCGAATAGCAAGCCCGTGTCGCCCTCTTTAAGATTAAACCGAAGAAGCATCCCGCCTGCGCCGATCGGGCAAACAGGAACTTCTGCGATTTGCCCTCGCGACTGAGCTACCTTATTAGTATCTACTATCTGTATTTGCGGCTGTACGCGTACATAGTCGGGCGGCCCAGACTGAAAGCTTATAACTTTCGCGGGCGTGACTCCCGATACCGATTGCATCATCTTCTTAAAGACGAACGCGAAAACGCCCGCTAAGCTATCATTACTCGCGGGATCGGTGGATATCGATGGATTTGCATTTTCAGTCGTCATACAAGTCTCTTTCCTTCTGCGATCCAATAGAACGCGGTATCTCGAGTAGTAATATTAAACCCGAGTTTATAAATAACGTAATCCCCATTTACTGCCGGGTATAATTTACTGGTTAACCGGAGTATGCCTCCCAATGTAGTTTGCCCATCTAAGTAGAAAGTAACCTTAATCCCTTGCTCTGTTAGCTCCGGAATTCCCACCAAACCTGTATCTGCGTTTACAATCGTCACGACGTTGGGCAACGGTAAATTTAGCGGCTTAACAACCAGCACCCCATCATCGATATAGGCAGTAACTTGCCCCATGCTGTTTAGCTGATCGACCTGTTTTAACGCAGCGCCTGAATATGTGTAGTTACTAATTTGCTTATCTTGGGCTTGGAAATTTAAAGTCACACCTAAATCTTTCGCTACCTGCTGGCTAATACTAGATAGCTTCGCTTTCCCTGGTTGGCTACTCGAAACAATTTTTCCCTTTTCGAAATTCCCCGTAAGGCACTTTAACGTTAACACAATATCGGGCGGCTGTGACGGAGCCGACGACACGATATTTCCGATGAAAATTTGTGATGTCCCGTAACTCACCCGTCCCGCTTCGATAGTCACACGCTTGTGCGTCTTATTCAGATTGAACGGCGATGTCTCCGTTAGGATGTAATCCATCGTCGCCCGATCAAGATTGGCGATCTTTACTTCGGCTTCGTTCTGTAGCGCGTTCGCATACTTCGTTCCGGTGCAGGATATCGCCAACGGTCCGCTATACACCTTCAGTAGCCCATCCACCTCAATACCTACTTTGATAACGCGTAGGTCGATATCAGCCATTTAATGCCTCGATTTCGGCAGTTGTAGCGAACAATAAATACTGAGAGATTCCAAACTCTGTATAAATCGGGTAATCCCCTGCCCGTGTGATGATCGCAAAATTCCCACTATCTTCCCAAAGATATTCGTACGGGATTATTGGAAACCCGCTCACTACGCGTTGCCCTTGCACCAACAGCATATTATCTCTTGTGACATCGACGGCCATGACGGTCGATACGAATTTAAGCGCCACATTATAAAAGCTATTATTCAACCGTATCGATAGCGTTTGGTTGGGGATTGCAGCTAAAGGTATCTCTATCATCCGAATGCCTGTTTATGAATCCATGACGGATTGTTTGTGGTCGTCGATGTCACGTCCTTGCCGTTTACCGTCCCCCTATTCACCGTAGACTTACTCGATGGATCTGCCGGAACCGGGGCGAACGTAGCTGTTACCGTTTGCGTTTCGTGCAGCTTCATAACGAGGGTAATTGTGTTGTAGATATCAGGCCCCTCGGTGTGGGGCATATCCGCGATGATCTGATTCTCGTAAGACCCAGTTCGAGTCTGTACGACAAGTAACGTGGCGCTTCGGTGCAGCTGTTGAATCGTTTTATACGTCGCTTGGTACTGTCCCGGTTGCAAGAACATGTACATCGTTATCTCAGTAGGCAGATAGATAACATGATCCGTGGCTAGCGTTCCATTCTCGCGCGGGCTCTCAGCCGGTTTCAGCCCTTCTTTAACTTCAGCTTTCATGGGACGAGCGCTAGGGAAAACTTGCATAAAATCTTTCGTATAGACGCCCACCACATCGATCGCTTTCGAGGGAATAGCGGAAGTTGCTAATGCTATCACTTGCTCAATCGACATTAGGCCAGTACCCCATCGTCAAAATTATTAGTCGCTTGCCTAATCTGTGCCTCTAACGATTTATTAAACTCGGCCGCGATACCATCGGAACTTGTGGCTTGCGTCTGTATGGTCACATCACCCACGGATACTGTGGTATTTCGCGTGAGCGCTTTGCTGCTGTTCGCAATGCTAGCGCCGGACGCTGATCCTATCGGCGCGGTAGACGCAAAGTTTACGGTCTGTTGCGCGGTTTTAATAACTTCAACGGCTTTAGCGTCGCCGAAGCCTAGGAAATCTTTCGTCTTTTCATAGGTCGCAACGACTTTACCCACGGCCGCCATGATCGTTTCGATAGCGGAGGTAATGACTTGTACGATCCCATCCCAGATTCCTTTAACGGAACTTCCCAGTTCTATAAAAGCGTCATGGATATCGCCGATGGATGAGAAGAATTTTTTAACTAGCGTTACAGCAAGTTGAATACCCGCGCCGATAAGGCTAAATGCAAGCTGTGCTATCTGCCCTAGCCCTCTAAAAACGTCACTGAGTATTGGCCACCGTTTAACAGCTTCCCCAATAACCGAATCAGACCCGCGTTGGAACGCCTGGATATCATCGTATAGTATGGCAATAGCCGCGCCCACAACCGCAATAGCCGCAACCACCGGCGCGAAGAATGCCACGAGGCCGCCTAGCGCAAGGCCAATTGCTTTAACCAAACTTGGATTTTCTCTTAAGAGTATCGCTAAATCTTGGAACCCTTTAACAACGATAGTTAAAAAAGGCAATATTTCAGAATTAGCGGATACGGCTAGCGAGCGGAATGCGTGTACCGTATCATCCCAAGTATCATTGTACTTAGCGGCAATCTCGGTATCTTTCTTTGTGATCACACCCAATTCTTTTTGGCGCTCGATGAATAGCTCGACTTCTTTACGCCCTTTCTGTAAGAGCATGATCGTACCGTTATCGAGCCCCATCTTGCGCCCGATACCAAACGATTCTGATCGACTTAATTTTTCGAATGATGCTGCTATCTCGGGAAGTACGTCAATGAAGTTTCGCGCTTTACCCTTCGCATCTGTCATCTTAATACCGAGCTCTACGAAGAATGGCGCGGCGCGGCTGGTTCCCTTCGTTGCAAAATCTGCAAGCGATGCGGTCATGCTCTTAACTGTTTCGTAAAATCCTTCCGCCGTGCCTCCGGACATTTTAACAGCATCGCCCCAAGAGCTTAGCGCTTCGACATCTACGCTTAGTGCGTCGGACAATTCGCCTAGTTGATCTGCAAAGTGCGTTGCGTATTTTAAACCACCAATGACGGTAGCCACACCAACGATAGCGGTTAACGCGCCGGTGGCTTGTCGGATCATGTTCGTAAACGAACCGCCCAGTTTCCCGGCTACGGTGTCGGTATCTTTGATTGATTTTTGAAGGTCGTCCGTTGTTTTCTTGGCGTCTTTGCTACCCTTTTTTAAATCGGTAGTATCGCCTTTGAATAGGACTATGAATGTTTCTAAAACTGAGGCCACTGTCTATCTCCTGGGGGGTCGTTTTTTCCCTTCCTCCTGCGCTAACCATTCGTTATACCGAGTTATCGCAATCACTTCCCACATGTTCATTGCGTCCTCGATCGTATAGACAGTTCTTAACTCTTGGATGGAGGCTTTGTCTTCTGCGATAATTGCCCCAAGGAGGCAGTCAACATTGACGAAATCCACGTGGTTATATTCTGGGCGAAATCTCCGAAGAAACTGGAGATCCGCCCTTCCCGAAAAGCGTCCCAATTATACTCCATCATTGCGAATTCTAGTTTTATTCGACGTTCCCAAGATACGCAATGCGAATCAATTAGTTCGACCGTTGTTAAACGAACCTCGTTACCTTCGGGTAGAGATACTGCAACGTAGCTTAAGATTCTATCAGCCATTTTTCGGTTAATCGCATAGTCGCCCACCATCTTTACCGGTACGCCCGAAGGGACATATTGGCAGATAATGTCGCGGCCATCCGAAGCGGGGAATTTCGACAAGATAAATTCTACGCCATCGATAGAGATTGGCTTACGTTCTAGTAGCTCTCGCATTAACTGGTTCCTAAATTTTCAAAGTTGAACTGGTAAATTTTTGTTTTCAAACGCCCTTGGCTAGTACCGGAAGGACTCGGCATGAAGTTAGCGCACTGGCCGCCTTCTAGCGTAGTGATGCTACCATCCGGGTACACGACTGTAAGTGTTATCTTATCATTCACTGCAAGCTTTCCTGCGCCTACGCGATTAGATTCAAACAATGCTCGTAAATTCTTGTCGTCATTGCTGCCTGAGATTACGTTGATTGTAGCTTTAATAACTGCGGCTACAGACCAGGCTTCCATATCGCCATTAACGCCCATGGCTGCATCGCCCATGGTAAGCGTAGGGAAATCTATAGGATCAGCGTCGCTAGCGAATTGAGTAATGCCAAACCCCGCAGGAAACGTGGTGCTTGCTACGATATGTGCCCGTAGGCCGAAAACAGGTATATACTGAGTCATAACACACGCCCCTTAGATTAGAATTTGGTTACCTGTGATCTTACGGATCACATCATCTTTACTGTAAATCAAGCTGTAAGTTGCCACACCGGCAACTGCGTCCACTGTACATCCGGCGCGCCACCCGCTATTTTGAATCTGTAAATAAGCTAGCGGATCGCCAGTTAAGCTCAGAATTAAAGATTTCTGCGCGCTGGTCAATGGCTTGCCTACACTGATCGTTCCGTTGAGCAATGCTTGCTGAATGACGCCCTGCATCGTGGTTAGAATCTGAGCGATGCCTTGGGCATTCGCTGGGATGCGAGTTAGTACTAGCAATAAGCTCATCAATTCGGAAGTCATCGCAGCTTTAAGCCACTGCTCGTTCGCGGCAATATTCATGTACTGAGGGCTATTCGCTGGCCCCATCAAAATGCCGGTTTGGAAGAACGTACGCTTTACGCCTGCGGTTTGCGTTGCACCGTTATAGTTAACTCGCGCGGCATCAAGAGTATTCGATAGCGCTGTGGTGGTCACAGTGGCGGTTAAGTTATAGTCTTGGAACTCATAGTTCTGTACGGTGTTAGATAGCGAATAATCAGTCGAAGCCATGGTTTCCATCGGCCCCATTTCTGGGTATTCGTCCGCAACGCCGGTAAGAATCAAGGCGCACATTCCGATATTGATTAACGCCGCTTTCCAGTCTGCATAGTCTTCGATCAATACAGGGATATAGTATTGGAACTGTACGTTTTGCGCATAGTTCCAAGTCGCAGCTTCCACGTGCAGATCGATCGTTAACGTCGGCATGAAAATAAACGAACCGAAATTATTTGATTGATCCGCTGAATCTGTGAGCAAGTCGGTGATCGATTGCGCTGCTGCACCATCCGAGAATATTCCTAGCGCATTCCATACGATCAAATCTTGAAGATCAGTACCCGAGCCTGTTGCGGATACGCTAATATCTGCCACACCGGTGTCTCCGCCGACGAAATCAAACGCAGCACGAGTCCCACTGTATGAAACAGTCGCCGCTGTCCATTGCGTGCCAGTATTATCGTTAATGGCCGCTTGAAGCGCTGTCGCTACATCGGCGAGGCTAGTAGCCGTAGTTAGATCGATCCCTGCCATGGTGTTAGTCACACCACCGATAGTCATCGTTAAACTACCGTCTGCAATCGCGGTAAACTGAGTTAGCGTGGTGGTTAGCCGACCGCCATAGATGGTAGGAGCCACTGCGGCTTCGTTCCATCGAGCGTAAGAAATTTTATTGGCAGTTGCGCCCGTCTTGTTGATGAACGTGAAGTATTGAACTGCGCGAGCATATTCTTCAGAATCGGTGCCGAAATAGCTACCCACATCCAAGGGGCTAGTGAACTCCAGGAAACTGTTAGTAGGCAATAAAGGGTTCGTTGTGAACAACCGACCGATCAGCTCAGCAGTAGGAACTGCATTTCCTGCGCCGACGCTTGAATTAATGTTAATGTATTTTTTAATGGAAATAGTCATTCTGTCGCTCCTGTTAAACCCGATGTATGTTAAATACCACGCTATTTGCTACGGGACTTACACTCGTATCAGTCGATATGTCGGTTAATATAAAATCAAAACTAGGTGAGGCTTCAAAGTTATCGCGATCATCTTTAAGTATCGGATTCCTCACCGAGGCAATGCGTAATATACCAAGCCCTGCGTTCTTCAATGTTGCTCGTGTTGCATCGCTCTGCATGATATTTTTTACAATGTTCACTATATCAGAAGCGGTCAACGAATTACTATCAGCAGGGTTTTCCGTAACGAGTGCGCTAATTTGAAAAGTCGCCTCGTCCCATTGCTCCTCCGTATGTATCTCTGCGGCACCGCCCCAAACGTCATCGCGACGAGGATATCCAAACGGCTCGTTACCTATCTTAAATAAATACACGGCTCTTGCGGATACTGCGCCCTGATGCGTGGGCTGATCCGATTGTGTGACCACAACATCGCTTAGCCCACGCGCCGTTAGCCCTGTCCGGATAATGGGCAAAACGATTTGGTACATCGCGTTATCTAGCATTTACGATAGCGTCTTAGGTACTTGGATACACAAGACCCCTTTCCATTTATCAATCGCGAACCAATCGTTATTTGCTTCACACTGGTATTGCTGATTGTTAAATACAAATTGGTCGCCCGATACATCGCGCTGCATACTGATTACATCATTTAACGAGTAGAACGTAAAATAATTTTTACTTAAATCTAGGCCCCATTGCTCGTATAGATTGCGCGGAACCGGCTGTAAGCTTCCTCTAATCGAAATCGCTGAAGCGTATGTTGGCACCCATTGCCCCTTTGCGCTTTGCGCTCGGGATACAAATTGATAATACGTTATGGTCTGCGAAGCGATTAAGCCGAGCGCCGTTTTTAGTAAGTTCGATCCGGGTATCATTCGTCCTCAACGATATTAGTTAATGTTTTCATCGCGATACCAGATTCTATCAACGGTTTAGTCACACCGGCAAATAACCGTCGCCCTTTCTTTTTCTTCTGAATACGTGCATCAATTGTTCGTGGCGATAGCGCGGGCGCTTCAATCTCATTGTACGCCGTTCGAATATCTGCCTCTGCTACTAGCCCTACCGATTCTAAAATCAAATTCGGATCGCTAGATTTTCCTTTTAGTATCTGCAACGCTGCCTTGCGTGCCGTTTCTTTCCAGTGCTCGCGCCGCTTCATGATCGTTGGCCGAATCGTTGGCCTAGGGGGGATTCCTAACTTCGGATTTCCCAATTCGTTCTGTGCTGCAATCGCTGCGACCGGTGTCGTTCGTCCTTGATCATCGGTATAGTATTTCCCGGCGAACCATCCAACCTTCCCGACCTTCGTACTGTTAAGCGCTTGCCCCACTTCCAGGGCTTGCAATAGATGCTTACCCGCTTCGGTAGTCTGTCTCGTTACTTTAACGCTCAAATGAAAATGCCCCCGATTCTGCGAAACCCTGCTGTTTCTGGCAACATGCATGTTTGAAACCCGCCGACCGCTAGCGCTTGCAGTAGCGCTAGTAGCTGTTGTCCGTAACCCGTCGAATTTAACCAGTACTGCCAGGTATTCGGCGCAGGCGGTGGTGTTATTGCAACCGAAACTTTATCAATCGTTGCAGACTGCAATTGCCCAGTCACCTGCCCTGCTGTTAGCTGTGTGGACAATAGCGCAATATGCGCCGTTAACAAATTTAACGCTCCCTGCCGACACGTTCCATTCAAATCGCCATCATCCGAATTGGCGTTTATGTAGCACGTTGCCCGATCCCAATACGCTTGCAATGTCGCATCAGGGTAGGTCGTTGCGTTCGCAAATTCTGGGAACTCAACACGAAACGCTGAAACATTAAACGTTAATATCGTCATTTAGCCCTTTCGTTTCTTCGGATCTTTAACTTCTTTAACTCCAGGCACCGGCATATTGTTGGGGTCATAAGGTGCTGATTTATCTTTCGGCTCTAAATCAGCAACGCCTTTTTCAACCGTCTTAGCTTTCTGTTTATCATGCTTGATAAAGCCGTTTTTCACGTGGTTGATAAAATGCTGATTAACCAATAACGCCTCCATTTGTTTATCCGATACGATAGTAAGTATACCCTTAGGCGTCCAGAGCCCCCCAGAGATAGTCGACCGCGCCCTATTCGCGCCGCCTTTGATTAGAATCCTTCGGGTCTCTTCGTCGTACTGAAAATCTTTTGCCTCTTTAACCGGCGCGGGTTCATAAATAGTGCTACCGGTTAAAGTCGAATAAACATAATGCGTCATAGTTAGCCTCTATTAGGTGCCGGACATACGTGCTAACGCCCATGGACGTTTCAACATTTGCCCTGCGGTTGCGTTTGAATAATCTTCCTTATAGCCCTTGGTTTCTTGCTGTACGCCCAATACCATAAACTTTGTGGGGATCGCTTGCATCCAAGTTCTACGATCATCGCTAGAGCCGTCTTCTACGATTTCAGCGAACATGTAGATTACGTTAGCGCCGCCGTTAGCAGCGGTTAGCTGCGGTGCGGAAACTACGCGAAGATTAGGGTAAGTTTCTCGAAGATAAGTCATTACTGAATTACCAAACTGAGGAACTTGATTAAGGAACTGTCTATCCACGGTGGAAACTGCCATGGTGATCGGAGTTTTCTCAGGATCGATTTGATCTTGTGAGTTTTGTTGAATGGTCGACATTAAACGAATGATATCATCGATGATCTCATTGTATGTCTTTCTTGACCACAACGGAGATCCGCTCGCACCATTCGCAGCGGTTAAGTAAGAAGGCAAACCGGGATCAGTCAAAATACCGTAGGTTTGATTCGCACCGTTGTTATAACCGTTAAACGCTACGTTGTTACGCGCGATATCGAGCTGTAGGGTAGCGGAGTTACGTTTCTCGGCTCCTGAATCGATATTTTGCGCAGCTGCACGACGCATTTCGAGGATATTAACTTCCATCCCGAGTTCAAAACGAACAACAGTACGTTTGTTGTAAACAATATTCCATGATGCTAAAGGAGTGTTAGTGAAATCGCCATACGGTTGTACAACGCCTTCTAACTCTAATAGCCCTTGGATAATTTCTTCATCTTCCCAACGACCGATTGTGGAAAAACCGGTAATTTCATCGGCTTTTTGCGCTGCAGTAAGTACGCGGACATGCCCCGGGGCAAATTTTTGTAAGAACTGGATAGGTGTAGAAATCGAACTTTGTGTAACGGGCGCTTGCAAGCTATCTTGCACTGCACGAATCCGACGCATATCGTTTACATCCATCATGCTGCCCATACGGGGCAACAAATCTAAATCTTTAGGACTGAAATTCTCAATTACCCGCACGTCTCTTGCGCTAACGTGATAGTGCTCTTGTGATTGTTCGTGGCTCATAGTCTCTAGTCTCTCGTCTCGTTAGTGGAATTAAGCGGGGGTTGTGGGTAAAGGAACGGGTGGCACATCCGTCGCGGTAATCACAGCTAAACCAGCGCCCGACACCGTGAAATAATCAACGACTGCGTTAGTTGGTAGTGTTCCGGAGGGGTAAGTGTCCCCTGGTGATATTGTAGATAGCTCACCGGTAGTTGTATCGTAAAGTACTACGTCACCAATCGCTGCTGCGGCTGGTAACAATACGAAGAAAGTACCCCAGGTGCAAAGTTCCGCTTGTACATTGTTAGCGAGCGTTAGTGTTGGGGCTAAAGCATCACCTAAGATACCGTAATTTACGGAAGCTTTAGGATTGATCAAGAACCCAGCGAATACGCCCGTTCCGCCGACTTGCGCTACACCTTGTGAAACTTTAGTGAACGCGCGGCCAAAAACGTTATTAGTCGCATCATCCGAATCCAGGATGTAAGACTCTGCGCGGCGTGGGCTGTCGGAATAAAATTCACCGACAACACCGGCCCCGGAAAATACGTTAACTGTAGTCTGAAAGCCCATGTTATTTACCCTCGCTCTTGTAGTAGTTATTCAATCTATCGTTTTTGTCGCTGGAAAAAATCATGGCTGTATCCATCCCGACCGCAGTGTTACCAGATTTTCGACCAGCTAGATAACCTTCGACGACCGCACGATCGTTTCCGGTATTAGCGGGCAGATCTAATTTTTTAACGGCGTATGCGGCAGCTTCATCAACCGTCATAGCCGCGTGATCAAAAGCACCAGTCCAGGGAATCACACGGTCAACAAAAGTGTTTCGCTCCGCTACGTCCATCGCAAAGGTTTTCATCGCGGTTTTTTTGAAATTCTGCACTTCTTTCGCAACGGTTTTTTTAATCATCGCATCCATGGCTTTAGCGCTTGGTACTTCGGCTTCGTCTTCCGCTTTTTCTTCTTCCTCAGCATCACCGACGGCGACTTCTTCCTCGGTATCGCTGCCGATAACTGCGGCTTCTGTTTTTTCAGCGCCCATCAACTTTTCTAGCGTCGCTTTCAATTCGCCGACCACCGCAGCTAGGGATTCGAGTGTTAACTCGTCTTGCCCTGCGCCTTCTGCCTTTACCGCCGCTTCTTCTGTTTTCTCAATCATTGACTCTAGCCCCTTGGTGTCAAGCGTAACGCGAAATGCATCGCGCTTATCTAAAACGGCAACATCGGGCCCGGATCGACCTTCGTCGACTAGTGCCAAATGGTTGCCCCTAATTTTTCGTTGGATAGCGTCGTAACGGATTCCGTTATGAACTCCCGAAACAATATCATACAAGCAACGATAACCAATTGACAGCTCTTTTTTACCGTCGGCGATCAAAGACGAAAGTTTTTCCGAAACAACTTTTAAGTTAGCGCGAAGGTACGGCGATTCGAAATAAACGTTCTCCCCGGTATATCCTTGAATTCCCTTCTTTTCTGCAGGCGTAAGGTCATCTTCGGCCGCGCCCAACATCTCGTGATCGTCGATCCACGGAACCAATTTAAAAGATGCAATCGTATCCGGGTCGGACAGTTCTTCTTCCGGGCGGTACACTTTATAGACTTTGTCCGGTTCTAATTCGTCGCTAATTTGCGCGCCGAGATAGTCAAACACCCCTACTTTCGAAATAGGGTTTCCTTTAATTTCCATCCACCCGTTAAAATCCGGGACACGCGCTGTATTCTCTCTCATCTTTACTCGTCCTCATCATCGTCAAATGAAACAACCGGTATTGCTGTACAGTGGCAATACGGTAGATCCCCGGGTAACCCTGTTACGCGTGGGCTATCTTGAATAACGGGCGGATCGCTAAAGCTAAATATCTGCCCGTCCATCGCTACATGTAGCTCACGTGAAGCTTGCCCCACGTAATTATACTTCCATTGAAACTTATCTAAACCGACCTTCTGCAGCCGCTTTGAATTTAACGAAGTGTATACTCGGCGCGTTTGGTCTTCCGCAATATTCGCTGCGCGGTTTTTGGTCACACCTTCGTACTTCTCTAGCGATTTCGTTAAGTCTGCTACGCCCTTGCCTTCCATGCTGATCGATCGCATCACATCGCCCTGGACCTGCTGTAGGTACTTTTCGGGGATAGACTTAATCAGCGAAACGTTCTCAGCAACCGAAGCAGTCATAACTTCCTTCATGCCCGCCGTTACGAAATCGGTTTTGATCGTAAGCAACTCGCCGCCTATCTTTTTTAAGTTCGACGCGACTGCGGCTTGGCTAACGTGACTTGCTTCTTGCACCATCGATTCGGCAATATCCCACGCTTCATCATCGAAGAGCTTTTTAAATTTCTTTGCGAGCGCATCGCCCAGGATTCTAGCTTGTGACGCTAGGCTCCAATCTTGCGCCATTGCTTTAAGCGCCTTAGGGCTGCGAAAGAGCGCGAGCGTGCGCCGCGTAACTTCTGCGGTCATTCGACTTACTAAATCTTCTAGCCGCATTTGGTATCTCCGCGTAACGCCCGCCGGGTGCGCGAGCTCTTTCCCTTGTAGCGCTTTATTGGGTCTCACGATCCGGGTTTCCTTCGTTCTCGGGTGCCTCTTCGTAATCCGGGTCGTTGCCTTCCTCGAACCCGCCGCCGCTATTTTCTTCCGGGGTTACGCCCGCATTCATCGCCATTGATAGCCTAGGCTTTAAGTCCGAGAAATCGCTTTCTATATCGCCCGCGAGATTCTTACGAATGTCGATCCCGTCGATCGCTCCCGCTTGTGCGTATAACACAGCCGTTTCCGCTTTCGATTTCTTGATAACCGCTTCTTCTGCTGCGGTTGGTATGTCTAGCGAATTCCACTTAATGGAAGTATCGAACGGTGCGCCCGGCGCGATCCAGGATTTGATAAGCAACATGTGGTGCCGATCGAGTACGGGCTCCATTTCGTCCGACTGAATACTCTCTAGATACTCGTGGTAACTCTTCCATTCGTACTCGCCCGAAGCATTAAACCCTTTGGGCGACGTTCCCATTAGCTTCACCGCTGGAATTTCTGCAATGGCTGCAACAATCTGATACTGGGTCATAATCACAGCATCTAAGTCGGTGAGCGACGTATCGGTCTGCGAAAACTTCTCATCCAGCCCTAGCGCATGAACGCCAAAGTTATCTCGCAACAACGCCCATTTTTCTAGTTTTTTCTGAAAGCTCTGTTGGTTAGCAATTGCCTGGCTGGTATCGACATTCAGCACCCCGACTCGTTTCGTCATCGATAGCAGCGGGGCTTCGTTGGCCGTGCGCTCCGCTCCGTAGATTCGCTCATAGATTCGTTGGGGGAGCGATATTCCTGCATAAATATAAGTCGGCTTCAGTACGTCCGGGACTTCGTTCGTTCGTGTGATGATGAGGTGAGTACGGTGAATCTTCATCCCGTTAACTACCCACCAAGTCGGCTCGTAGAAAAACTCAGACGCAGGGTTGCCCGAAGCATCCGCATCGAGAAGGGGCGTAATCCAGTAAGGGTCAATCTGTGTGATGCCCTTATAACTCTTCGGGGGTACGCCATCGATATTAAATGGGTTGCCGTAGAACTTTACAGGGTCATCCACCTCGATATTAAACTTCAAGATGCGAATGCCGAAGATGCGGCTAAAGCGCGAGAACTGAACGAGGTTGTGCTTAATGCGAAATTTCTTGTCGTATTGCCGAATAGCGTCCTCTATTTTCGGATCCATCGGCAAGCCATCGTTACGCGTAATCTTATAGCCATTGCGCGCCGCGTCCTTCCCGGGCATTGTGCACGCTTTATCTACGAGCCAGTGCTGCGATATAAGCGCGCATGTTTGTGAGCCTATGAATCCTTGTTCGCTATACCACGCGAGGAGTAACTCGCCAGCGTAAGTATTGCCGATACTGAACTGGGCTTTCGTGAAGTTGTTAGAGTCCATCGCTTGACGCGTTACGCCTGTCTTAGAATCGAAGACAGGAACGGCAGGAGGATTTACCGGAGTGGGTGGAGGCTGTAGGAATGTGCGCGCGTTCACTTCATCGATAACCTCATCGCGGCTTTTACCGTCGAGATTAACGTCGGTTGAAAAAATACCGTTCGTTTGACGCTTAGCTTCTACCACCACCGGTTTAGGCTCTCGCTTAAATAATTTTCTAATCACTGAAAAACCCCTGTGTTCGTTGTGCGTATGCGATCATGATAGCGTCGGCGCGGTTTGGTGATTTTGTGCCTTTCGGCTTTTTGTTGATGATCATCTTACCGACCGTATTATAAGTATACGTGGGCTGCGATAATTCTGACAGCGTTTCAGTTAGCTCGGGTAGACTGCTAGATATTGAGACAATCGCATCCGGGTCGAACTTCTCCCCTTCGACGACCGCTTTATAAGTAGCAGCGAATCGTAGCCGCAGCATGTACCACATTTGCGCTTTACGATTCTTAAACATGTTTTTATTGCGCTTACCTTCGGTCATACCATCCGGCGATAGCACACCCTCCGATCCACGAAACGCAATGAACGGTATTTGTCGTTCGCCCTCTTCGTCGCGCTTCTCATTCACCATACGCGCATCGCCCCGTGCGCCAGCGCCAAGACCGTCCGCATCGTACATCACCATTGGGTAGCCGTGCAGGTCACATAGGCGCATGGATCGTTCAACCGACTTATAGATGTCACTGCCACTGCCCGACCAAGTTTCCATTTGCTCTAGTAGAATACCGTAGCGCCCCGCTTGCGAAAGCATATCTGGACCTTCATCCGCAATATCCAACGCAGCCAACCGCGCGCCCGTGGGCTGAATGCCGAGCTTGATATGGGCGTCGACTGCGGCTTGGACCCACGCAGTCGGGATTAGAATCCCTTCAATAGACGCATCAAAATCTAAGTCGAGCTCCTGCGCTACAACAACCGGCGCTAAGCGCTTAACGCGCTTGTCATACCACTCTTGATCCTTGCGCGGATCGTCGCGCCAGTGGAAGCGAAAGACGCTTGTCTCACCACTATGTACCTTATCTGCGAATGGATTCTGTCGCCCGAATGGCGTTGAGATATCGATACGACATGGCGTTGCTTCGGATAGCGCCGATTCGACAAGCTGCGGTTGCTGCAAGAAAGCCGACTCATCGACATAGTAGATACTATACCGACCGCCACGCCCGATCTGAACGCCCGCCTCACCGGTGATCACACTGCCGCTCTCTGGGAAGATACAGCGCATGAACGGGGCGTGCTTATCGCGATTCCAGCCGCCGCGAAACTCGGGCGGTAGCAGTTCGGTAAATTGGCGTATCTTATAGAATATGCTTTTTGGATCGCCCAGCTTATCGACGGAACTCTCTTTGTTCGAACCGAAGCCTATAATAAGTCCGTCGTTGAATATAGACAGCGTTACAGCGAGCGCTACGGCTAGCCACGTTACGCCCGTTTCACGTGACTTTACGGTTACGCCGAACTCATCGTTTTGATAGCGCGCGATTGCCCACTGCAGCCACTCGATTTGACGAGCATAAGGTAGGAACGGTAGGACGGTGGGGAGCTTTCGGCGCGCAAGACGGGGGTCGGCGGTGCAACCCCAATCGATAATGAACTGAATCGGGTTTAGCCGGTAGAACTTTTTGATTTCAACGAGGCGCTCGGGATTAGCACGCAGCCATGCTAGACGCCGCGATCGATGCGCATAAACGCGGGCGTAATCGGGATTCTTAAAATCGAACTCAAACGGTAGCCTAGGCTCATTCACTCGTCACGCATCATTTTTTGGTATTGTTTCGCAGCTTCGACGGGGTCGGCCGTATCGATCGTAACGCTGGTCTTAACGACCGAATTGCTCGTTACATCGGCTTCAACGATTTGTTTCGGCTTGCCCATGATTCGATCCCATATTTTTTCGTAAACGCTAAGGTCGCCCTTCTTTAGCGCATCGTATGCAGCTTTAGCTAAAGTCCGCGCTAACACGGATTCTTTTTCGTCCTTGTGTATTGCTTGCAGTTCGTCCAATTCCATCCACTGAACGTTACGGAGCATATCGAGCGTTTGGCTTGGGCTGTATCCCTTGTCCTTAAGCAACGGGACTAATTTACGCGGACGCCCCTTAGAATTTCCGCACTCCCCTTTACCCCAACGGTTAATCGCGCCGCCGTGTTTTTGCTTAACTTTCGTACCCATATGCTAATCCTTTGTATTTCCTTTGTTTTTTATTATTAATTCAGGATCCAGCTTCAACATTCGATCAATTACGATCTGACAGTATTGCGGATTGATTTCCATTCCGTAGCATGTACGCCCGAGTTGGTGCGCTGCGACCATCGTCGTACCGGAGCCGATAAACGGATCGTACACGTCGCCCTTGTGGTTCGTGATCGGTCGGCCCATACATTCTACCGGTTTCTGCGTGCTATGACCCGTATCGTTCGACTGCGGCTTAGCAATCTCCCAGAGCGTCGTCTGTTTCGAATCGCCACACCATTCCGCCGTCGCGCCCTTTTTCACCGCGTACCAACAGGGTTCGTGCTTCCAATTATAGTCGCCCCGGGAGATAGCGTGGTGGCTTTTAGCCCAGATAATTTGATTCCTTATTATATATGCGTTGTCCTCTAACGATTTCTGAACGATCGAAGAGTATTTCCCGG